GCAAGAAATTGATTTTTTTCGGCAGCCTAAGTTATTGTTTTATATAAGTTAACAATAATTCTAAGGTAATCCGTTAATCCCCTGTCGTATTATGGCAACATAAATCCGTTCTGTACTTGTTCTGTAAGTAATTGAAAACTTGCCAGATATTACCTGATTAGGGTAAATTGAAGTTTTATTAACCGGATATTACCTATGGAAACTAAACCAAAACGTGGAAGGCGCAAAATGGGCGACATTCCAACCGTCGATAACCTCATTGCAACCTCGCGTAACCCTATTGATTGTGAAGATTACCTATTGGCTATCATGCGTGACCCTGAAGCCGGTGTTGACCGTCGTGATGCTGCTGCGAAAGTGCTGTTAAGGGCAAAGTTACAGCGTGAGAATGTGCGCACGATGCGTGTCAGCCAGAAGCTTGGCCGGAAGGAAGCGTTGGATGAAGCGGCCAATATGTTGACCAGCAAAGATAAGGGTGGGGCTTGGTCGAACATCCTGAATTAAAGTTTTCTTGTGTCGATTGGGAAGAAAAGATTGTCGCCCACCGGTCTTTGCTTCCCGAAGGCATCCGTGCTGAGTTGTCGCCACGATCTGAGAAGGCGTTGCGCGTATTCAACAATCTGTGTCTGCCTGATGTTGTCGGGACACCGAAATTTGAAAATGCTTGTGGTGAATGGGCAAGGGATTTAGTCCGTGCCATAGGCGGTACTGTTACTGACGGGACTCGATGGTGCCGTGAGTTTTTCGTTTTAGTCTGTAAAAAAAATGCGAAGACGACTCTTGGTTCAGCAATCATGTTGACATCATTGTTGATGAACGAAAGGCCGAATGCTGAGTATTTGATTGTTTCACCTTCTTTGGACATTTCTGCACTTTCATTCAACCAATTGTGCGGGATGATTGAGACTGATGAAGAACTTAATGTCATGTTCCATATCAAGCGGCATGTCAAAACCATTATTTTCAGGCCGACCGGCGCATTCCTCAAAGTCAAAACCTGTTCCCCTACCATATTGACTGGTTCAAAGCCGGTTGGTGTGCTTATTGACGAAATCCACGTATTGGGTGAGTTAAACAATGCAGACCGGCTTATGGGGCAGTTACGCGGGGGGATTGTGTCTCAGCCTGAAGCTTTCATCCTTACTATTTCCACGCAATCAGAACGTCAACCTACCGGCATTTTCTCAAAGGAACTTGAAAAGGCGCGTAAAGTCCGTGACGGCAAGCTTGATCTTCCTATTTGTCCAATGATCTATGAAATGCCGAAGGGTTTGGATTGGAAAGACCGGAATAATTGGGCGATGGTTAACCCTAACAATGGTTTTTCCGTCAATGTTGACCGTCTGTACGAAGATTATGTTGGTGCCGAATCTGATGGTGAACATGAAATGGCGCGTTGGGCATCACAGCATTTGAATGTTGAGATTGGCATTGGTTTGACGGTTGATACGTGGGTTGGCGCTCAGTTTTGGGATGAGAATGCCGATGAGTCGGTGACATTGGATTATGTCATCAGCAACAGTGAAACGATTGTTGTAGGCATTGATGGTGGTGGCATGAATGACTTGTTTGGCTTTGCTGTTGTTGGCCGACATATCGAGGATGGCCGGTGGATGGCGTGGTTCCATGCTTGGGCGCATCCTGTAGTGTTTAGGCAGTTGGCGCAGGATGTCACCCAGCGCCTGAAAGACTTTGAAACCGATGGCGACCTTACTTTTAGTGAGGATGTCGGTGAGGATATGGAAGAACTGGTTTCCATTTGCCTTGAGATTTACAACAGCGGGTTGTTAAGCAAGATCGGTGTTGACCAGGTTGGTATTGGTGCAATCCTTGAAAACCTGATTGCCAATGGCATACCGGAAGAACTGATTGCCGCTGTGCCACAAGGCTACCGTTTGAATGGTGCGATTAAGACGGCTGAACGCAGGTTGGCCGACCACAGTTTTGTTCATGGTGGATCACGCATGATGCAGTGGTGTATCGGTAATGCGCGTACTGAGTTAAAGGGTTCCGCCATATACATCACTAAAGCAGTCAGCAAAGGCAAGATTGACCCGTTGATTGCCATGTTTAATGCGGTGTCGATATTGTCGATGACACCACAGCGTACGGTGAGTGTTGAGGATTGGATTATTTGATGAACATGACTAGCCGAAAAATACATTATTACGATAACGGCAAACCTTTATGTGGGCAAAAGGTTGTCGAACCGGTGCTGACGACGGAAAAGAAAGAAGTCACTTGCCATGTCTGTTGGCGGTTAGTCATGCGGGGTGTTCCTTGATGTCACTAAAATTTTCAAACTAACATTTAATAAGGTAATCCATGAAAGACTTATCCAAAATATTATTGCTTGCGTTCGCTTCAGGCGCTTATGCCGGTATGCCTGTAGTTGATACGACAAAAAATATGATACCTGCTGTGGGGTCAACTGAACTCAAGGTTAAGGCGACGGCAGAACAGCCTTTACCAAGTCCTGTCAATGGCGGTGAATTCAGGATTGGTTGTAAGAGTTCCCACATGAGCAACGACGACCCTTTGGTTTGGCCTAATGTTCCGAACGCCACTCATCACCATACTTTTTTTGGAAATACTTTTGTTAAATATAATAGTGATCTGAATAAAATGAATACCGTGGGGGCCAGCACTTGTACCGGTGGCACCATGAACCGAAGCGGTTATTGGATTCCTAGCATGATTGACATTAGAACAGGGACACCAATACCACCTGAATATAATTTAGTTTATTACAAGTCTAAGTTGATTAATCAGACAACGATTATTGCTCCACCGACAGGATTGCGAATGCTTGGTGGCAATTCAGCCGGTAACTCACCAACTAATGCTGGCGGTAAATATACTTGCATAAATTCTGTTGGGCAGAATTCAGGATGGACTCCACATATACCTAATTGTGCCATTGGTACAAAGTTGACAGCCTATATTGAGTTTGGCAATTGTTGGGACGGTGTTAATTTAGACAGCGCAGATCATAAGTCTCACATGGGTTTTTCTTGGCAGCAGTCATCGCTTGCAACAAAATGTCCCACTTTGAAACCGGTCAGCATCCCTTCTATTTCTTTTAATGTTTTTTATCCAAAAGTCACCGAAACTAACCAGACAACATTTTGGCGGTTAGCCAGTGACAACTATGATTCTGCTATGCCGGGTGGATATTCGTTGCATGGTGACTGGGTAAACGGTTGGACAAGTGAGTTCTTGCAGTCGGTCGTAAATAACTGTCTGAAGAAATCCCTGAATTGTCATGCGCACTTGCTGGGTGACGGAAGGATGTTTTATTAACAATCATACCTGTGATATTACCTATCATTATAAAAAAATGATAAACTATTCATATCATTGCTTAAGTTAATAACTTGTGATTGGGGAGTTCAATGGTTAATTATCTGATAATAGTTGCGGTAGTGAGCATCATGGTCAATATCGCACTGATATACGTATACGGAATTAAGCTTGTCCACCCAGGCTCGACGACATTGAAGTTGTCACAATCCAACCCCCACCTGTCCCAGTTATATTCAATCCTTAAGGAACTAGACATGAGCATCAAAGAACTTGCTGTAAAAGTAGAAGGCCAAGCTGTCAACACCGACAATGTGACCGAAATGTTGAAGCGGCTGACTCAAAAAACCGCAGATGTTAAGGCGATCCAGGCGACCGTTGCCGAATTACAGGCACAATTGACGGCTGCTGAAGCGGCAAAAGCTAAATCTGACGCTGACAAACAGGCTGAAATCGAAGGACTGAAAGCGGAATTGGCAAAAGCTGTTGCCGACAAAGCACAATCAGATGCCACCAAACAGGCCGAAATGGATGCGGCAGCAGCTAAAGCGGCCAATGACTTGGCAGCGGCACAAAACGAAAAGCTTAAATCAGATGCCGACAAACAGGCTGAGATTGAAGCGTTAAAAACCCAACTGGCACAAACCCAAGCTGAATTGACTCAAGCTATTGCCGACAATGAAATGGCGACTGCTTCATTGGAACACTTGATTACCGCCAACACTGAACTTAAAAAAGCGGCTGATGAACTCGTCAACGCCGCTTCTTAAGTAGTCTGTCCTCAAAAACCCTCCACGCTTCCCATAAGATCAGCGCACCCCGGAGGGTTACTCTTAGTCGATACCAGCATCAATTAAATCTTCAGTCATGGCGCACCCTAAAAAAAAGCTTTCAACACTAAAGAAATCACCCCGGCTAACAGCATACCTATCATCCACTTGAGTAACATCAAGTCTGCTTTCATAGGTGAAAATTCTTCTTTGTGCAATTCGCCTTTAAAAACGGCTAAATCAGCTTTTGATATTAGGTTATCTTGCGCATCTGCTATTACGCGCACAACAGCTTCGGCCTGTTTTTGGTCAATCCCAGATTTAACTAGTCTCTCAACTAATTCTAGTGTATCAAATGTAACTGTTGTCATTGTGTCAGTATCCTTTCCATTAATGATATTGTCAATACCTTAAGCTATCCGAATCTTCAAGCATCAGTCTGTAACATTGCTTTGCCGCCTGTGACTTGAACTCACTAACTGCATATTGCTGTGCCGTTTCATTATCGAAACGCGGCATTGAGTATGCCGCTTCGATATAAGACTGCATCAATTCCTTAAGCAGTAGGTTGTATGTCGTCTTACCTTTTAACTGCTTATTTACGATGCCAAGGTATTCCGCTTTATCCAACAAGCCATGTTGCCTGGTTTCCATTGCCATACTCGCATATTCTTCAGCATGTTCACACGCTTGGGTGTATTCGTTGGCAAAACAGGGTTGGCACAGTAAAACAAACAGTAAAGGTAAGTATTTCATTGTTATTATCCGTCCTGAACTTCGTCATTAATTAAAGGTTGATCCACGCCGCCACCAACACTGGCTGCACGTTGGTACGCATTATAAATTTCTTCAACCAAAGCACCGGCAACCATCCTGTTAATATCGCGGTTGGCACGTGCGCCGATCGCTCTTGTCTTGATTCCGACTAACAGGAATCCTCTACCGTCGATGTCAACGGCATCCCATACGGTTAGTGTAAAGCCATTCCCACGGTACGTATGGACTTGCTTTAAGTCGGTAATGACGCTGGCACGTTTTCTCATTTCCTTTTCCATCTTCTTAAAGTCAGAAAAGAACACACCGACTCTGGCATGGCTAATGCCTTTGCTGTCACAACCGGTGAAAGTACGGCATTTGTACAGTGGCACATCAGGGAATTCAGCCTGGATGATGCCTGTCTTGGCAAATCGTGCCGTGTCGTCAAAAAACAGACCGACATCTGCTGACACAGTGTTAGTCAATAACATCAATACTAATATAGCTAATTTTTTCATTTTGTTTCTCCGTAAAAGGTTTAAAAAAAGGGTTAACTGTTAAGTCGGGTATAGCATAATATTACCTTGAGATAATATCAATAGGTAATATTACCCAGTGTTAATATTTTGTGATAGGATTCACAAATAATCGTGTTTTAGAAGGAAATCAGCCATGTCAGAACAAATTATCCGTAAGGCCGGTGAGCCGGAAGTCATCAAAAAAGCCGGTGATGGTGCTTCTTATACGTTTGTCATATCCAGCGAAGAACCGGACTTGGTTAACGATGTGGTGGTACAGGCTGGTTTAAAGCCGGTATCTGAAAGAATCCCTGCCCAGATAGATCACAGCGGTTCCGTGAAGGATTTGATCGGCCATTGGCAAAACATAAGACGACAAGGCAAACAAACCTTAGCCGATTTCATCCCGTTTCAAAAAGGTATCAGTCAAGCGGCAGATTTGGTCACTGCCTTACTGGATTCCGGTGTCAGGATGGCTTCATCCATTGGTTTTCGTGGCATTGATGTGGAAATGCGTGACCCAAAGAAAGGCTATTCCGGAGGAATGCTTTACAAGGAATCCAATCTATTGGAAACATCCATTGTGGTTGTGCCGTGCCACCCATCAGCCTTGAGTATCGCCAAATCTATGGATATGCCTGTATCAGTAATTAATATGGTTTTCGACTTTGAGGATGAAGGGGAAGAAATTGATCGTCAGATGCGTTTTGATGATGTGTTGGCGAGAGCAAAACGTTTGGTGAAACCACATATTGTGATATGATTCTATCCGCAAATAGTAAATAGTAAGCGTTTCATTGTAATTCCATCGAGGGTGTTTCTCAGGCACCCTTTTTTTGTGCCAAGGGTATTGTCCAAAAACAAAAATAATTCTCATATTTAACATAATCTTGGAAAATATGATAAATTATTACCCCAACTACTACATGTTGGGGTAATGTGATGCCAGAACAAGAATTTTATACGAGTGTTTGGGTCCATGCGGCCAATGTTTCCGAAGTTAATAATCAACAAGGTTTTGTCGAATGTACCCAGAAAGTCGCTGACAAACTTATTGCTGACGGTTTGGCGCAAGACCCTACTTGTGGCGGTTTTGATCTCCTAGAGATGGAAGATGCCACGGCAACAAACCCAAAGAAACCATCCAGAAAAAAGGCTGAACCGGTCGTCGAAGCCAACAAGTCGATGACGGCTGAAACGCCAGTCGTAGCAGAAGCCGCCACTTATCAAACGAAATAATGTCCTTATTGAAGGATGTTATACGGTCAACCAAAAGCCTTTTTGGGTTAGGCTCTGAAGGTGCTTGGCGTGGGCCATTCTCCGGCATGGGTGAACTCGGTGGCATGTATGCGCTTGGCCGGACTGAAGACGGATGGCAGCGCAATTTAAACGTCCCTTACACAGACCCATCAAAAGTCGCCATTGTTTATGCCTGTGTCCAGGCTTATTCCCGTGCCGTATCAACTTGTGTCATGTCACACATGCGCGACATCAATGGACGGCAAACCCTAATTGAAGACTCCTGGACGGCGAGACTGATCCGTAAGCCAAATTCCTATGAAACTTGGAACCAACACGTTTTTAATACTGTTTCTGAGCTTGGTTTTCGTGGCAGTTCTGTTGATTTAATCATTCGTGACAACCGGAACGTCCCGGTTGCCTTGCACCGTTTGCCGTGGGGCAGTTGGACTATCCATATTGAGCCTGACACCAAAGAGATATTTTACGGCTTTGGCAGCAATTCAGACTCATTAGCGCCAACGTTTGAACCGAATTACCTAATCCCTGAACGGGATGTTATCCACTACCGTCAACATACCCCGCGTCATCCTCTATTGGGCGAAAGCCCTATTACCGCAGCGGCTTTGGCTTTGGGAATTAATGTTGCGCTGTCCCAAAGTCAGGCCGCGTTCTTTAACCAGATGCGCCGTCCGTCCGGTATTTTGACGACAGAAGCTAATTTGAATAAAGAACAGATGTTGAGGTTGCGCACGGCATTTGATGAACAGGCAAAGAGATGGTCACAAGGTGGGATGCCGATTTTATCTAACGGCGTTAAATTCCAGCCGATTGCCATTACCGCACAAGATTCACAATTGATTGATGCCCAAAAAATGTCCGTCACCGACATTTGCAGCGTGTATTCGATTCCCTTGCCGATTGTCAGCCGCTTAGAAAATGCCACCCTGAACAACTCCGAAGTGTTGATTGGCTTTTGGCTGGCGACCGGCTTGGGTTCTGTGTTGGAAAACCTTGAACAAAGCCTTAACCGTGCTTTTGGTTTCTATGATGGCGTTACGCCGGATTACATTAATTTCGATACGGCATCCCTGTTGCGGTCTGATGCCAAGTCACAGGTGGAAACACTGACACGCGGCATTGTTGGTGGTTTGTATGCGCCAAATGAAGCGCGTGGCAAAGTCAACTTACCGGCTGTTCCCGGTGGCGACACCGTGTTCCTGCAACAACAGAATTTCCCTATCGACTTGTTGACGCAATATGCACAGAACTCGGTTGCCAGCCAGTTACAACAGAATTCTGCGCCTGCGCCTGATCCTGCGCCAAACCAGGATGACAATACTGATGACAAACCGGCGTTGGAAGATTCTGGTAAAGGCATGATGTTGTCAGAAGAACAGATGCTTGAGATGCAATCTATAGATGACAATAATAATAAAGGATTGCAAAAAATCGCTTCTTTAATCCAATTTCCCAATAAAAAATGTTCACCAGATTCGGATAAACACCCCATGTCTGCACGTGAGAAATTACAGAATATCAGAAATAAAAGAGGTTAAGCCTAATGAGCAAAACGAAATCGCTCGAAGATCAAATTGCAGATACATTAGAGCCATTAATTGATGAAGTAATTTCTGTGCGTGAAGACTTAAATAAACTTAAGTCTGAAATCCCGCTTGAGATTAAATCCAATCCTGAAATCATTGACATCCTGAAAGGTGAAAAAGGTGAAAAAGGTGAGTGTGGCTTGCCTGGTAAGGATGCTGAATTCGATGTTAATGCCGTGGCTGATGCCATTAAAACCGATGTCCGTTTTTATACGATGGTCAAAGGCGTTAAAGGTGACAAGGGTGATGACGGCAAAGATGCTGAATTCGATTCAGAATCCGTTGCGCAACAGTTACGAACCGACAAGGTATTCCGTGAATCTATCCGTGGCTTTCCCGGTCTTGATGGCGAAAAAGGCGAAAAGGGTGATCCCGGCAAAGATGGACGTGACGGTAAAGATGCCGAATTCAGTCCAGAATTGGTTGCTGAAGTACTCAAGACTGATGGCTCATTCCTGGTCACTATTAAAGGCGACAAAGGTGATATTGGCGACAAAGGTGAAAAAGGCGACCAAGGCTTGCCAGGTGTGGACGGCAAAAATGCCGTGTTTGACGCTGAATCTGTCGCTTATGAATTGAAAGCCGATAAAGAATTTGTCACGTCATTAAAAGGTGAGAAAGGCGATGCCGGTAAGGACGGTGCTGATTGCACACTGACTGTTGAAGATGTTGCCATAAACCTGAAATCTGATGATGAATTCAAGCGCATGGTCAAAGGACCACGTGGCGAAATAGGTGAGAAGGGTGAACCAGGCGAACGTGGCGAAAGGGGTGAACGTGGGTGGCGTGGCGAAAAAGGGGCAGACGGTATTAATGGCCGGGACGGTAAAGATGGTCGTCACGGTAAAGATGCGCCAGAAATCGATGTTGATGAACTTGCTGAGAAGCTTATATGGAATCCTGATTTTGTCGAAAAAACTACGGCAAAGAATGGTCGTGATGGTTTAGGAATTGATGCTGAAATATGGACACCTAAAATTTATCGTGAAGGGGATGTTGTCCAGCACTATATTGGTCAATATTTCCGTGCCTATAGGGATACCGCAGATGAACCAGGCACTAGCAAAGATTGGATTCGTCAAGGCAAATTAGGTTTCCGTTTCCGTGGTGGTTACAAAGAAGGTGAGAAGTACGAGGAAGGCGATTTAATCCTTGTCGATTATGGCTTGTTCCTATGGACTGGTGGCGAAAAGAAAATGCTGGTTGGTCGTGGACCACAAGGCAAAAAAGGTGATACCGGCGAAAAAGGGCTGGACGGCAAGGACGGCATTCACGGTAAAGATGGGACAACCATTGAAGTCATTGAGATGCAGGGCAACATGCTTGCCTTCGTTACCCGATCAGCCGATGGCATAGTTAAAACCGATACTATCGACATCACCAAAGCGATTGAACCGATTTTAAAGGACGTTGCCAAAGTACAGAAATCTTTGGACAAAGTTCAGAAGGCCACAACATTTGATGACAGATTCATCGGTGATTTGTGTGGCCGTGTCGAAAAGGCGCTGCTCGACCATCCTGCCGATGATACAGCCGTACCAATCCGGTTCTTCAGGGGCATGTGGTCGGTCAGTGCCACCTATCATCCTGGTGATGTGTTCCTGTATGGCGACCGCACCATTATCTGTACACGCGAAGTCAAGGGTGTGCCACCCGATTCCATGTTTGACGGTAATGCCGGTTCTTTTTACCTTGGCATGGCTGTTCCAGGCGGCGGCGGTGGTGATAGTTCAGGCACATCAACAGCACCAACAACACCTGAAAATGTGGTGCAGAATGTCAGCTTTGCAGCGGCATCGTCAGCCATAAATTTGGCTGCTGGCAATATCATTAATATAGATACCATCACCAGCAACCTGACATTGACTGCACCAGTCAATCCGGCACAGGGTAAGACATACACATACATCCTTCGTATCGACGGTGTTGGCAACCGCACCGTAACATTCCCTGATGGCATTGTGTTCAGTGGCTTGGCAGCAAATGACACGTATGCCGTGCAGTTTATGTATGTCGGCACGGACTTTATTTTATTGAACACGCTTTAATTAGGGGTTGACAGATGGCTTTTAAAGGGCAAGGTTTTGGAAATACCACTGATGCGGTAGCTCGCGCCAAACTGGACAAGATTTATAAGGTTGCCGGTGATGATGTGAAAGCCGGTG